TCCATCACCCCAATTAGCAGCGGCATCCGTACAGCCGATATAGAGATTGTTTGCACCTTCTGCGAAGCCTGTCACCAGACAGGATGACGTTCCGACACAAGCTGAACCGTTCGAAGCATCCGGCGCAGATTCCAACCGGGATTTACAGGAAGTCACGCCTACCGCATCGGTCGTGGTATGGTTCACAACCAGACTGTCGAGGGTGATATTTGTCGGATCTGACGTGGTGATAGTCGTTGCCGGTGCGGTTGTGTCGGGAGATTCGTCTTGGTCATATTCATAAGCGCCATAGTCGGGAGCAGAACCGCTAAGAACCACCGTTCCATCAGAATCCTTATACAGCCAAACCGGGGCATTGTCCGCCCATGAAATAGCAGATGCCAATGTAATCGTATTGGTATCGTAGTCGATAGAACTGATTTGGACTGTATTCCCAATAGTTCCAACTGCAATATAGTCGGCTGCCATTGTGACCGATGAAGGCCACGCCAGAGGGCTTCCAGTCCCAAAATTACCGTCTTGGAAGTATCGCGCATCATCCACTACAAGTTCTTCTGAACTCGATCCCGATCCATTTGCCTGAGTGAGATACGATCCACCATCCAGTGCCGGAGATTCCCCCTGTAGATTCAAATTAGGAAGCACCAAGGATGTAGCATCGACATGACTCTCATTCACGAACATAGGATCAGTTTCAGCGGCCCACTCTAACCCTCCGTTTAGGTTATTTGCTATTATATTATTACCTTTTGCGGGGTCAACTGCATCTGCAACGGTTTGTCCACCACTAGGTATCCATACTATTTTGGGGGTTTCTATGTTTGCGTTAATATAAAACAGATTATTTTTCAGTGCATTATGATATAACCTATCCCATAATGTTGTTGTGCCGTTATAGGCCCATACAATAGTGTCATAATAAGCTACTTCACTCCCCGGCTTGGCATAGTAACCATTCGCAAATACAGTATTATTGTAAACATAATTATAATTTGAATCATCATAGGTTGCAGTCTGTGGATAAAATGAAAAAGGGGTTCCTTGATTGGCGATAAATGAATTGAATCTCACTATATTATATGAACTGCCTAATTTCAATCCTTGTCCGCCTTTCCCTGCTGTATCATTATACAATGGGCTTGCCCATCCGATCCTATTTCCTTCCACAAGGTTGTAACCTACATATCCCGGATTCCCATCGCTGATTATATTCCGATACCCATATAAAACTTCATCATCGAGTGTGTCGAACCAAGGCTCATTATGGAAATAATTATTTCTAACTACATTATGCTCTCCCATCATCCCTAAAGTCGCATGTCCTGCTTTGCCGAATTCATTGTATTCCAATACGTTATAATATGTCCTTTCGTTGCTCGCGTCTGCATCTTCCATGCCTATATCAAACATATTGCCGTCTGCGCTGGATGGATCAGTCCCTATAGTGCCATGTTCTTCAAATTCACAGTGGTGAATATGGTTGTAATATGCCTGTTTCCATATTACCGATCCTTGCCAATCCCAACCCCCCCAAGATGCGTCAAGGAACGATTGTCCGAAATATACATAAGATATTTCATTATATGAGCTATCCCCCGTTGGGTTGGTGCCCGTTGACGGGCCTATCACAAGATTCTCACCCATCTTTGTAAAGTTCAACTGTCCTAATGTTGTGCCTGTTACTTTGATATAACTCTTTGCATTTATCCATATTCCGAATGATGAATTACCTTCATCCGCTGTTCCCACGACATTTACAACTTCATCCGAATATGGCATGAATGTAATTGGATGTCCGGATGTGCCAGAATTATATGGCTGGATAAACGTATCCGAACCTAAAGAATAGGTTCCAGCCCTATAATAAACAACATCATCTGCGACAACACCCGACCCGTTTGCCAGATCATAATTACATGCATCCGTGCCACTCAGAGGTGTTGCACCGGAACAGGCAGCTATATTCGCTGCCTCTCCGGTTGAAGAGATCCAGTATGTTTCGGAATGAGATATCCTTACCAAGCTAAGTAAGATAATTAGAATAGATAATAGTTTCATTATTGTCCGACACCTCTAAGTAACAATCCATTAGATGCCGTTCCTGGCGCACCTGCTGGAGCAATATATCCTATATAACTCATTCTCCCATATCCAGGTGCGGTAGGTGTGCCGCTGGGTGTCCCAACAGTATTATACATACTACTATCAACCAACGTCAGCGGCGTGGTATCAGTAGATACAGCAGAAGTCGCCGCATCAGATATGACGCAATCATAATCACTTCCCGAGGCAACATCTCCAGAATCCTTACGTATATTGAATGTCCATGTGTCACCTGATCCAGGGGCCGTAACAATAGAACATGCAGATCCCTTTATACTCCAATCACTCCATCCAAGCCCATACGTAAGAGCTTCAGTGGCATTAGTGGCCAAGCCAGACGCAACAAACGCCCCATAACTGGCTGCACCAGTATTCCAAGTTGTAATAGATGTGTTGTAGGGGATTATAAACTCACCTTCAACGGTCGTTGCAAACACACTCCCTATATGAACTGCCGCCGCTGCAGGCGTCGCAACTGTTCCGGATACAGTCAGTTTATAGCTTAGCAAATCCCCGGCTACAGCCGCTACTGTATGCGCCGTGTCATTGCAAGTTGTTGCAGCTTCATCTAACGCACATGTGAGCGTTTGTGGAGATCCATTTTTATATAATGTAACAGTTCTAATATTTTCTCCATCAGCTCCTCCGGGAGCCGCAGTCCATAAGACATATAGCGATTTGATATCTCCAGCGGTAGGCATGACAAATGCCCGTGCAGCTTCAGCAGATGCAGGAGCAGATTCCCCCATAAGTGCTGCATAATAATCAGCCGTCGCATTTCCTGTGCTTGCTAATAAAAGAGCTGTTTCTGAATCAGTGGTGCTATCAAATTCCAGATTCCATGTTGCTGTAACCGCAGCAGGAGCGCCGCCCCCGCCATTAGTGGGATCAGTCCTCATAACAATTAATTGTCCTGCCGTAACCGCAGCCGTCGACGCGGTATAATTACAGGAGGTTGCTCCAGCCGCTATGATACATGCAATGGAAGTAGGGCTACCATTGACATATAGCGTGTAAGTGTAACTCGAACTGGCGGTAGTAGGATCAGAACTTACAACGTGGAGATTTCCTAATGTCCCACCTGTAGGAAAAGGAACGCTCCGTTCTGCAATTAACCCACCAGTTCCATTTCCTCCTGATACATTAAAATATCGAGCACCAGTTGTATTTGGTGTTATAAGTTTTGCACTTACCAGTTTTGATTTAGTGGCCCATGCATTACTAATAAACATGAATACAATAATCAGACATGCAAGTTTTCTCATAAGTATGACCTATTTCTGGACATAGGTAATGTAACCGTCAATATCAGCAGATGCACCCTGAAGAATGCATAACGCTTCACCAGCGGTATTGGTGCTGAAAGGCTGAATTAAGAATCCACTGCCATCGGCAGGAACAGAAATCACACCTGACAACAAACCTTGACTCGTTCCACAGGTTGTTCCAGTACCTTCAGCAAACTGGATTGTATCGTCACCAGCCGTTACGATTACACCACTACAGACATAAATTTTTGTGGTCCCGCTTGCCGCAATGAGTTCCGCGCTGTCGGTCTGGTTTATTGCCAGAGTTGTTCTCGCTGAATGACTGCAAGGGTCGTACATATTCGCGGTGAGTAGAGCCTGATTCACATCGAAGTGCATTGCTGCCTTGTCCCCGGTCTCAACTACCGTGGGAGTTGTTTCATGAATGCCCCCGGTGTAGACCGGAGTTGTATTTACCGCTGCGTCAACGGCTGATTCCACAGTCGCAGGAGTTGACTTTAACCCGCCATCTGCTGCAAGCGCGGCAGGAAGTCCGGCATTGAGCAAGGTTTCAAGGCCATCAACACGTTCGAGCACTGTAGTGATAAGCACTTCAATCGCAGCAAGGTCTACTACGGCAGGATCGTCGGAAGCAAGAATCACCCGTTGCGTGAGAGCGCTTGCCGCACCGGCACCGGCAGCTACACCGGCCTGCCCGGCAATCGGGTTTACTTTTGCACGATCTGATTCATCCCAATCGTCTACTATCTGAAGGGCTGTAGTAGACGCTCCGGTATTTGTGTTTGTGGTGCCGATTAAAGTCTCTACGCCGTCCACATGCCCGATGATGGTAGTTTGATTAGCGGCTGTAGCGTCACCGCCGCCAGCGCTTCCGCTAGGCTGATATTGAGCGAATGCCATTGAACCAGCAAACACAATTAAGCAAATTATTATTGTGAACCTTTTTCTGTACATGATTTTCTATCTCCAATATTCAAGGCATCAGATATTTCCTGGCCTTGGTTTCCTCTTAAAAGCATAATTCTTAACACCTGCTTCGCTATAAGCAGTAAGCGCCGGATTTCCTGCAAGTTCCGGCACTGTCTCCAGAAATACCTGTGCTTTGGGATTCGTGCCGCTTAGAACGGCATAACAACCGCGATAAAACGGGATAGGACCGCCGATGCCCATATTCACGCCGACAAGACATTCAACTTTAGCGTTCAATTCTGCTGTGCTGCTTGCCGCATCAGTATCGAATAACATCAATTTATCATTAGCGGTTGCTGTCATTAATGAAGCTGCTTTTACCGTTCCCGGTCCAACGAATAGATGTCGAGTGACGCCAAACATTACACTATCCGGATATCGTGGAGTGTAAAGCCCAATCGGGACCGCTGCTGTCCCTGCATCGGAATCGGCAATGATTTCATCGTAAAAGATCAATCCCGCCGTATGCCCAGCGTCTCCATTCGTTGCGCCGACATACAAATCTGTAATAGCGGCATTCGTAAGCGTGGTAATCTGAGCGCCTACCTGAAATCCGTTCACAAAGAAATCGATCGTACCTGTCCCGCCGGTCTGAACTGATCCGCGTATTTCTACGACAAACCATTCATTCTGATTGATGGAACACACCGGATTTGTTCCAACGGCAGTGGCGGCGGCCTGAGTGCAAAGCAATTGCAATCCGCCGGCGGTCGTGTAATAAAGCTGAATAACTGCCTGATCGGCAGCGGCAGACCGGACGGTAATAAGAGATGTCCGGTCCCCGTTTGTCATTACATGACCTTTAAGATATATCGCGGCACTGACGGCGTAGGCGTGTGTGTCCGAAACATTGAATGCCGCTTGCGTTTGATTGCAGGCGGTAGTCGCTGTCCCGACATCCTGATCCAATCCCCACATATACGCGCCGCGATATGGGGCAACGCCATATTTCTTCACAGAATCGACGTAATGAAGATATCCAAGCGATTTCGATTCCGTATCGGTTATGGCCGTATCGAATCCGATAGCCCCGGTTTCAAATCCATTTTCGAGCAAATATGGGAACGCCATTTTATTCCTCCGTCTGTGCCGCTAATTTCGCAGCTCTTTTGTCTTCATGGTATTTCTTCATGCGGTCGCTTGCCGCTTTACGGGCAGCAAGATTAGGTTCCTTCTTTAAAACCTCTTTTCCTGCTGCTACAACGGGCGCAGGGGCATCCAGCGCTTCCGCACCGGCTTCATATTCGCCCTTGCCGAACACATCGTCATAAGCCTGCCGATACCGTGCGGTCGATCCGAAGGTAATCCGTTTATAATCCCCGAATGAGGATTTATCCCTGTTTTGAGGTCGGAGTTGCTCGATATTGGCAATATCCGGATCGTCGGCTTCGGCTTCCGCGTAGAGTTTCCGCTGATTGTCCTTCCATTCACTGACTGCCCCGTAGCCTTCTACGGCGTGAACGGCATCGCCCTTCTGATTGATTGTGTACTTTTTAATCGCCTTATCCCACTGTAGATGTTTGCCTTTCGCTCCAGCGGGAGATTCCCACATTTCAATTTTGGACGGCATGGCGGGCTTCTTGATGTCGGGCGATTCCAGTTTAATGAATGCTTCGAGAGTTTCCTGACGCCGAACAAGACTTGCCCGCTCTTCATCGGTAATGGCAGGGGGTGAAATTGCCACCTTCTGCGCTTCCAGGTCTTTCTTGCGTTTCATAAATTGGGTTTTGTTCTCGATTGAACCGAACTTATACGGATCGGAAGCGATATCGTTCATGTTGTTTACCTGCTTTGTGATATCTTCTCTTTGCCGATAAGTAGCATATTTTGTAGCCATGTTATCCTTTCTTCACGAATGTTTTACCCTTTGGGCGCGAATCCTTGAACCACCGTTCGCCTTCGCCCAACTGAAAAGGAGAATCCTTGAATGCATTCCCTTTTCCGCCCTTTTTAACTGTCTGTTTTTGTTTTTTAGCCATTTTTCACATCCTCATACAAGAAGGGGGGCCGAAGCCCCCCGGTAAAGGTTAAAACTAAGCAGCAGCAGTGATTTGAACCGCACCCTGTCCGCCGCCATCGCTATCGTTTCCGTAATAGCCACTGGCAAAGAATTTAGTTGATTCAACGCCGAACAACTGAGCCGTGGTAACGTCCGTCCCGGCGGGATTGACAAACAATCCACCTTTTTCTCCACCAGTCGCGCCTTCAACCAGAAGGAATATCTGCGAAGTGGCGAGAGAGGAATATCCGGTGCAATTTCGGACCCAAAGATTTGTCGCTGCGGTTGTTTTGTTGTGGATAAACGCAGTCTCAAACTGTCCGTAGAAGTGGCAATCATTAATCGACACATTCTCACTGTCTACCAGGTAAATCGCCCCGGTATTCACAGCAGCGTCAGTTCCACCCGGATCAGTTCCCTGTTTGAATACGCAACGATTGATCGTTGTATCGTCGAAGGTAGTTTCAATATTGATGAAACACACCGCCTCGTAGGTGCTTGCCGTGTAGAAGTAGCAATCCTCGATTGTGGCGTTATTCGCTCCGACGGTAATGAAATTTTCCAGGCTATCGATTGCCGACGTAAACTGAAGATTTTTCACCAACACGTTAGCCGCGTTGATATCGAAATCCGCAGTCGTCGCCGTGCCTAATGTGATTAATGGCCGATTGGTTCCATTGCCGAGTCCGATGATGCTGATTCCGGCTATATCGCAGTTTATTCCTGCCGCTGCGGATATGGTTTCGGCATGACCGGGCATGACATAAATGACATCGCCTTTATTGGCGGTGCATAATCCAATGGCATAATCAATTGAAGCCAAAGGAAGACGCGGATCTCTTCCGGCATTCGCGGCGCTATTTGATCCTGTACCGCTACCAACCCAAAAGACACGTCCACTCGTAATTAGTTCTGTTTTGTCAAGAAACGGTATTCCACCGATTTTGTTTGGTAAATTGCTAGGCATGATTTACTCCATAAAAGGGGAGCGGAAGATTTTCACATGGAGTCGTGAGGTTCGCCGGGTGCGACCTCTCCCGCCCCGTTAGTCCCGGAACTGACTTAACTTACCTGCGCTCCAAGTATGAATCTCCAGGAACGCCGCAAGTACGCATAGCGCATGTAACCTCGGCCCTTGGCGATGATGTTGTCGAACGATTCCATCTTGGCGAGTTCCAGTTTGATGCGCCAGAACCAGATGAGGTTCCGGGCGCGTTCAGAGGAATCGCACAGAAAGTAATTGTTCGTATCGGTCAATCGGTTCCAGGTCTTGAGCTTGAATCGTCCTTCATGGACGTTAATGGTTTGATCGGCATTGTCCAATCCACGAACGGTTTTAAGTATTTCCATTGCCCGATCTTCCAGGTCGATGGGAATAATCAATTCATCCGGCATCAGATCGATCTTGTCTCCGGCATCATCCTTAAAGCCGCGCATCTGAATGATGTTAGCCGTCAAGGATACCGGAGAAAGTTCCGCTGTGGTGAGATTATCGAATCCGGTTGTGGTGGAAATATTCCCATTCGGGCAAGTGTGGCTGTCGCTGCAAAGCGCCACACCTTCTGTATGGGAGTAGAACGTTGTCGGAACGGAAAACCCGCTATTGAACATATCGGCGGCGTCGTCTTCCTGAGTCTTGAACGCGCTTCTGCCCAGTCCGGAGAACTGATCGGCGATAACGCCATGCTGGTCGTCGTCGTAAAGTTTCCGTTGGATTTGCACGCCAAGAGCTTTCTCGATATGAGTTGCCGTCACATCGTAGCCCTGTTCGGCTCCGTCGTACTGAAGGACTCCGTTGAATTCTTGGAATTTACCCATCGGGGTCAATTCGGAATATTTCTCGGTTGGCTTATCTGAAGATTCAATAGTGAAGAAATCTCCGATACGGCTTTTGCCCTTGTCGTATTCGCCCGTTGCTATGTCGCGGAATAGAGGATCGAGAACGTCCGCGAACCCTTGAGATGTTAAAGGAACAGCCATGATTTATTCTCCTTATGACCTCGGATTGAGGAAGTGGTCCCCAAGCGCGAAGTACACATCAACAAGGGGGTTGGATTCATTATAATCGCATACGCAATCGACGACATTCGCGTCAATTCCCGTTGCAACAACTATCGATGCATCGCCCTGGTCCAGCGTGGTTGACAATTGAACGTTTTTGCATCCTAACGCCCACGGCACAACAACGCATTTGTCCCCAACGGCTATGCTGGAGGGAAAACCGTTGGTGCAAGTGTAAGACGTAGCGTTTGTGAATGAATCTACAATCGCCTTTCGTCCTTTATTCGCACCGCTAATCATAAACAGCGTTCCCATTGAGAAATCCACATTCGGGACTGTTGCGGCGGAAAATACCGTTGCAGACGCCGAAGTCTGTGTATGAATGGTCAACGCGGTATTGTTGGTTGCTCCCAACGTTCCACGGCATTTGTAAACTGAAAAGGGTTGAATGTTGGTAAGAACATCAACGGGAGTTGAAGCGGCATAAGTCCCGGCTTCGTAGGTAACGCCTACGGAATCCGCTGCAGCGGTAGTTGAAGCATCTGTGATATTTCCCAACTGATTGGTAATATCATAGATTACCACCTGACCTTTGATAACCGTCGCGCCTATGCGCAGTTCCCGAAGAATCGCCTCACCCAACCCTGCGGCATTGAAACTGTATTCCATTTGAGTAACTCCTATGGTTGAGGGTTAATCCCATGATTGTTACGGTCCAGGACGCTAAAGAAATTCTCTTCCGCAAGAAACAACGTGCAAGTGACAAACTTCCGTCCGCACCCGTGGCAATCGGAACGATAATTCCATCCCCAGTCCGGGCGGTAATGATAAGATTTCCACCAATTCCGATAGCGACGCCAGCATTCTTCGCACATCACGACTGGCCGGCGCAAGGCGACATGATCATCCACCCACACCGCTCCAAGGACGCGATCCGGCTTAACGATGGCAATAGCGTCAGTTTTGGCTTTAATCTGATTTAGAAGTTTAGTCGCTTCGCTGAGTGGAAGCCTGAACCTGGTAAACGCATGAGACATAAGTTGACTGAATCATTTCCGTGCCCTCTAAGATGAATTCAGCCGCAACTTACGTCTCTGTGTGCCGCAGAGGGTATTTTGATGCGGTGATTCCGATGCTTTCAATTTTACTGCCGGCGTCCCGCCCGTGACATGCTGCCTAAAGATGCGCCATCCATCCAGGCGGGACTTCCGCAAAACCAACAGCCCTGAGCGCCGTTGCCGTCGTAATAAACGGTTGCGCCCCCGATTGTCGTTGTAAGGCTTTTGTGAACGAACTGCCCGCCCCGAGGACGGGTTTCCGGATCGTTCCACGCCCCACATGCCGAACATCTGATTCTATCTTCCTGTTCGTTTCTCATATTCGCAAAACACATAGCATGAAATAATTATTCATGTCAATGATAATTTATGCAGAAGCCCTTCCTTCCTGCTTCCGTTTCTCCTTGATTTCAGGAGAAAGGTTCTCCCAATACTTCTTTGTCGCTTCGGTTTCCCCGATATGATAAGCTCGCATCAGAATCTTGACGCCTTTATCTTTTTCTAGTTGCGTCAGATAAATCTTGTCCGTTGCGGGTTTCGCGCCGGGTATCTTCCCGTTATTTTTTCCCGGCTCTGTTACTGCCGCATTTGCCGCCAGATCCCGCGCAGCATCAGAAGCGTCCTGCAGACCATGATTTGATTTGGCAATCACTTCATTTGCCGCAATAGCGACGATATTCGCCATATTGCCGTGAGCGAATGAATAGTTTTGATCGTTGGCTATTTCACGGGCGCGGTTGCTCACCTGCTGGTATAGCGGACTTGATGTATCGGTAATGCCGCGTGATTTCAAGTAATTCGACAAACTCGACTGTTGCCGTTGCGTATTTGAGACGGTTTGAATCATTTCGCTTAACTGGCTTGCCGCTTCGCTGGTGCTCTTTTCACGTTGAATCTTCCGAATGGATGCAAGTGTAGGCATATCGCCGTCGATGATTGCAGCGTGTTCCCTCTTGGCAAGTTCTTCGTCTGAAGGGTATTCCGGGTCTTTTTTAGGCGGCGGAGGAGGAGGTGCCGCCATTCTTTCATTGATGATGTTTTGCAGGCGTTCGCGTTCTTGCTTCTCTCGATTCCATTCCTGAAATGTGCCTTTATAGTTATTTTCCAGGCGATTAAGTTTTGCCTGTAATTCTTCAACCGTGGGCTGAGCGGTTTTAGAAGTTGAATCATTCGAATCTGATGCCGGCTCCGGATCGGGGGTTGGGTCTACGACCGGCTCCTCAACGGAGGTTTGATCTGTATCGGGCATGATTTATTCTCCTTGCTGATTGATAATCGGCTGAGGGCACACTCAAAAGCGCCAATCGCTTCAATGGCGGGCCGCTCAACCCACGATGTTATAATCCGAACGCTAATTGCGCCAGATTAATACGAAAAATGTTCTACCGGCGTATGATCCGCCTGTATCTTTTCATTTTTTATTGACGCTACTACAAGTTGATTTGCCAGATTTTTATAGGCAAACACCTGACCTTGATAAAACCGATGATCGTCGGTGCAGGTTTCGCACGCTCTTGACGCTTGCGTAGTCAATGCGTCGAGTACCATCTTCACTGGTTCCCAGTCTGAACTGGAAATCAATGTCTGAAGCCTGATGCGTAATTCTTCCGGCCATTCCATCATACCGCCACCTCCGGTTTCGGCATTTCCCCGCCCATGCCGCCAAGTTTATTCATGTCCATCCCGCCCCCGCCGCCGGGAATCCGTCCCGGTTGATTTCCACCGGGCATTGGACTATTTGCCTGCGGCATGGCGGGAATGAGGTTTTTCGGCCAAATCAGGTCGAAGTTCTTTTTCCCGCTCGATAGCCAGATATCGGACAGCATCATGCGGATATTATTCGCCAATGGCGGCATTTGCATTGCTTTTCCGATTGCATCCAGAGTGATCTGATAAAGCGTCGTATTAGTCTGCGCTTCAGTCGAACGGCTGTTATTGAACGTGAAATCGAAATCCACATCGTCATTGAACATGCCGCGTTGCACTGATTTCTTCTGGAATGCGCCGGATTTACGATTCAATATCCGGTACATTGCATCCGGTTTAGCGAATCTTTTATGGTAAGCGTGAACTTTTCGGAACATTTCAACAAAAGCCATCGCGTGCAGGCTGACAAGAATCGTGAATGCCACGGTTGACTGCTGGATTTGATAGTACATGCCCCGCGCTGTTCGAGGCGCATTGGGCGTTGAAGGGTTTCTCCCGATATTCAGGTCGCTGATGGAAGACAATTTCTCACCATAAGCCTGAAGCTGCTGTTCCTGAGAGAGGAAGAAGTTCGGATCGTGATTGAATCGCGGGAACAGTACACCTCGTGGGTCTTGCACTTCGATGCCCTGGCCGGGCGATATTCCGATAATTGACGGCATCACGCCGGTAATCGCCGGACTGTACATGTAAAACGGCACATTAGCCAGCGTGCCATAGTCCACGCCCTGATTCCGGGCCGTATTCAATCCCTGCTGAATGTATCGGAGTTTCGACGGAATTCCGGAACCGTAGAAGTACCGGCCATTGATTCTCTGGTAATGATTGAGCACATGAGGCCGTTTATTGTCCGGGCAGACGCGGGACAATGGACGAATCATCATAATTTCTTCTGTCGGAATGCAATAATTCACGATAACTTCTTCCGCATAGCCTTCCTCTTCCGAAGCTTTCTGTTCGATTACATCATCTTCGCCTTCGGGCATTTCGTTCGAAACAACCTGGAATCTCGCCGGCAATGGCCAGCGCATGTACATCTCGATGGTGAAGAGCGTTTCCATCACTTCGTTTTCTTCCAGTCCTTCTTTTTCATTAATGGCCTTATCCTTTTCCGTCGGTTCGCGTTTCAGGAAGTGATCGTTCATTTTTTCCGTTACTTTATATCCCAATCGCTGTCGTGCGATAAGTTCTTCGTGGTTCAGATATTGTCGCTGATAATACCAGGGGCAAACGGGATACTGGAATCCGGGACCGCTGCCGGGAGCGACGAAAATATCTTCCATATCGGATAATTCCACTGTCGTCTGGTTAACCTGATCGATTTTGACATCTTCCACCCGGTCGTAATTAACGTTCACTTCCACAATCGAACCTTCGGGAAACCCTTTCTCAACGCTTCTATCGATGCGTTCCTCGCGTTCCTGAATCCGATCTTCGCGCCGGACGAAAAAGTCCTGATTCTGCCTCACTTTCACCGAACTGGTTCCATCGACGGTATTATCCATGAGCCAATCGGCACCAAGTTGCTGAAGTGGAATCACTTCCTTATAGTAATAATCGAAATAATATTGGGAAAGATCCTGGGATTCCAGATAATCGCCCGATTCCATTCCAATCACATTCGGCGAAACGGCCAATAAAGTATCGAATTCATGAGCAACGACGGCGTGATCCATCACCTGAGTCAATGGCAGATACATATTACTGGCATTTTCCCATGGAAACGATTTCACTTTTTGATCCGGAATGCTTAGATGCATTCGCCAGTACATTGCGTGAAGATCGTCCCATTCGGATGTTTTCCTGAAATTCTGCGCCGAATCGATCATATCCCGAAGCGCCCGTTTCAGCCGGTCTTCGGCGTCTCCGGTTAATTCAATCTTTTTTACAAGGTCATTTATCGCCATTTTCAGTACCCCGTGCATTCGTTTCTGGTTGCATTCGTTTTAGTTTGCACATGCTGTTGAAATATCCTATTTTCTTTCAATCGCCGCAATTGAGGATAGACTTTCGCGCCGAGAACAGCCATAGCGCCAGTCATTACACAATTATGAACAATAATTCCATTGGCAACAAAGGATCTATCTTCTTTTACTTGAAGATTATATACTTTCCCATTATAATGATATTTTCTAATCTTCCTTGCATTAGACCCAAAATGCATTCCTGACAATCGACGCTGTCTGGAAAATCCTGGCCACTTATCATGAATAGCTACCCAATATTGATTCTTTGATTTTTTATTATACCGATGTCGCGTTACTTCTTGAAGTGTTGCGTATTTCCCATATACCCATGATATATCCCTCATATCAAGAGCAAGGGACTTACTCGTCGTACATCCAATTATATGATTTTGGCCTGCTCTATACCACCCGTCCCCCGCCAACCATTCATTTAAAATAGAGTCCCAATAATTCGATAATTGCGTAAAGTATGGAGGAAGTATTTTTTCTTTATTTTCGTCATAGCATAATCTGAGCGCATAATGCAATAATTTTGAATTGGCGGCTATAGCAACACAATTCTTTCCTCTTCTATCTAACCGTATAGACGCTCCTATAGATTCCAGATATTGAGAATACTTTTTTATTCCTAAAATATCTGTTTTATTAAATGATAATTCGATTCTATAGCCTGAGGTATTTTTCCAACCATTATTTTTACTTTTGGATGCACATCCATCCGCCAGAAATCTACCGAGAAATTCCGCAAAATCTCGATCAAGAGGAATTGTTTTTAGCTTTACTGGACCTCTATTTTTATATTTAAACTGTGATTCGGTGATTGCATCGATTTCTAATGGATAATTCTCTCTCCCATCAATTACCGATGCACACGAGAATGAAGTTTTTTTCCAATCACCAGGGACGACCCATAGACTTCTATGTGATTTCCACATTGAGACGCCATCAACTGTTTTAGGATAGGCCAATAATGGATGGTTATAACTCAATTCAATAGGCAATTGGCCCATGAAACGAAATTCGTAGAAATCACCTGAAAACGGTTTTTCAATACATTTCTCTACGGGTTTGTACCGTCCCATATGCGTCATAACCATATCGCCCGGACGAATATTCTCTATCGGACGATATCCGATATTTGTTTTTATTAGCGTGCCTTGTTTTAGGCAATCATCGTGATATCCGGCTTCAGCTTCCGTACCCCCGCCGGGTTTCTTTATGAATGTCCGTAATTGGCTGACGGTTTTCTTACTGTGAAACACAATCTCATTATTCGATATGGCCTCGGCCAAGCCGCCTATCAGGATGCTTTCCTTATTCCCTACTGTCGTCCTGAAGCCTATTTCACGGTTCATACGCGTCTTGTCCGTATCCCAATCATCTCGATGGTACAATCGTTCACGCGGATATTCCCGCCCTAACTCGATGCAAAGCATTCTACCACTACTATTGCATTCTGGAATAATAAAAGCGTTATTATAATATTCAGCAATCAGCATGGCCGGCGACTTCAGGTTCTCCACAGCTATCGGGGCCGCAAGTTGCGCCACTTGTTCCATCTGATTGTCGCAATCGTACACATCAATCACGCTATCGTCCTGAGCGCGGCCATGAGCGTCAAGTTTCCCTTCCGCCGTGTCAATCGCAACGACGTATCTGTGCCCGTGCATTGGTTCCCGATACCGAGTCAAATCCCCCTTCGGATCATTCCGAAACAATATCGCCTTATCCCATCTTCCGGAATAATACAGTTCACCCTTAATCCCATCCTCAATCGGCATACGGTCAATCGCTGCATGATCGAACCGCGACCGGCCACTGGCCCGCACCCCCTCCTCGGGCGTCATCGGATATTCCTGGGCAAAAATATCTTCATTGCCCTGGCATGTCAATTTCAATTGCATCCGCCGCCAGTTCAGCAATTCCAGACTTGCACCTTGATCCTCATGATAATATTTCTCTCTTACGCTTAAACTATTTCGAAAATTCTCCTTTTCATTCTGATCCTTAAATTCCAACCACGCATCTTCATCGTCTTTGATCGAAATAAATACCGGAACAAAATGATTCCACTTTACCGGATTCGTCACTTCGTAATGCGCCACCAACTTCTGACTACCAAACTGATCCTTCTCTTCCGTGAACCAGACCCGACAGTTCTGATACGCATCTTCCCAATACGGCAGAAATAGCCCATCATGCCCGTTAAACGTGCTCTCAATTATCATCGTCGTGTTCGGCATCGTCGCAATCGCTTGAAATAAACTTATCGCCACATCCGCACCCTTCTCCCACTTCGATTGCTCGCTGGCCAGGATATACTGCGGCGTCTGTCCCGTCCCCGCGTACTTGCTCCCCGCCGTCTCAACCCATATGTGCCCTTCAGCACTCTGAAACCTAAGTTCCCGCTTGTTCGTCACTCCCTTGTACAACTTCGGACGCGATAACGGCGGAATGTCCGGCGTCCATGGCTTGTCCAGATTCTCGAAAAATCGCGTCGCTATCTGAAATAACTTCTCGCTCAAATCCACTTCGTGCGTGATAATCAACCCATCCAACCCTTCAAACAGTACACTCGCCAACATATCTGCCGCAACAAACGTACTTAATCCCCGCTTCCGACTCTTCGCTATTATTATTCGTACCGGCTGCTTGCTCCCCCTCAACAATTCTATCATCGCCATTACTTTCCGCTGCGCATACGTCAACGGACTCATCAACTGCAACGCCCCCTGCTTGTTCTTTATCACGCAATGCCGCTCAAATAACCACGTCCTCGACCTCCGGCATAACTCCTCCTCCATCGCACAGATCTCTTCCCACGGCACCTCGCCCTTGTAACTCGCAGGCTTCCTCGGCGGCACTACGTTTATTCCCATGAATCTTCAATCCTCTGGATCGTCTCAACTATCGCTTCATACCGCTCATAACTCCCGTTGATCCAAGTGTATTCCTTACCGCAATCCATGCACCTAACCCCACTCGGCACTGTCGGATCTAATTCCATATTCGTATGCTTGCATTCATCCATCGCCTCGCCTTTCATTCAGTAACTTCACGCCGTGAAACCATTCCTTCACGGTAATCCAGAAGCTCTAATCTTAAACTGTATATATATTCAAGCAACTGAGTAACATCCGCTTTGGTCTTAAATCCATACCCACCAGCATCAAGCCGCACCTGACGTAATCTCTCTTCCCTCTCTTGAATTTCTTGTAGATCAGGACTTGGAAGTTCTCGGATACTCCTAATCAAATACTTCAATGAATCTATTTCGACTTGTTCCTTTACTTCCCCACTGCAATTCAATTCCTCTCGCTCGCAATCCTCCAGCCCATACCATACCTCATCCATTATGTCCAATATTCCGTCCCGTACCTTCGCCAACCCACGGTATACCTTTAAACCGTCCATCTCTCCCCCCCCCTTCCCACTCATAAATTTTTAAAATATTTTCCGCGAATCCTCAATTTTTAACTTCCCCCACCATCCCATAATACCTCAACTTCACTCACCCCATGATGATATTTCATGTGCTCACTCTGATTCTCAAATACCACCAAATTCCCCACCTCATTGTTCCTATTGTCCCCATCCCGATGATGCACCACATTGTGCGGCTCCAACCGGTAATAATGCCCAACTACCTGCCTCCCTATGTTCTGCCCCTGCCTCCAGGAATAATACGCCGGATTCTCCCGACTCTTGTGATAACACTCCTCTCCACAGTACTGCCTCACCGCCTTCCGCCACTCCGACCGCCTCTTCCTCACCCCATTCCCACAATAATCACATACACACTCCACCCACTCCCCATCCTTCGCCACCACCCCCGCTCCCCGCAGTATCTTCATCACATTCGCCCGCGTCATCCCGTACCTGTCCCCTATCTGCTGATACGTCAAATGCTGCATCGTGTACATCACTACCATCTCTTCCACCCGGTATTTATATCGCTTCCTCGCTCCCATTTCCCCACCCCCACCATTACGTTTACTACACACCATCACTTATACCACTATCATCAATGCTTTGTCAAGAATTAGTTTACAAGGTGGGAATAGGATCTGAAAATTTTATAATATTTTTTTCAGGGATGGGGAGTCACAAGGGAAGTGTTTGGACACCAAAGGAAACGGGACTCCTACCCTCCGGCGTGTCGGGCCTGCCTGCCGGCCTACCAGATGCCCCTGCATCCTGAGAACGGGATCACCCCTCACCCCAACATATAGTGGTAGCACCACAAATCACCCTGCATAACACGCTACAGGTATACCGTGCTATGCATGTAACATGCTGATATGGCTGGAGTTATCGGGGCATGGTATACGTAATGGTGGTAGTCATAACATATAATATCAGAAGCTGGACTATGAATCGGCACCTGGATCAGTGCCGGTATCTGCTGTAATATCAATAGCTTGCGGAGTATCGCCCTGTAATTGGCGCAACTCTGCATCGGTAGGCTTACGACCGTGTAGCACGATGTACCGCATCTCAATGTCTGAGACCCCGATATTGATCTGCGTTGTGGGTCTGCGCTCTGATTGCTGGTCTTGGTCCGGATACGCACCTATGAGCCTTGCTGCCATATCAGCGCCTCGTAGCCTTATTCCATGCGCTTGCGCGGAGATGATTGACTCATCGCATCTCATTGCATCATCAATTACAGTGGTGATTTTTTCTTCGATTGGCTTGGATTTGGAAAGTAGGGCAAGAATCGCTGCCTGAATATTCGGTTTGGTCAAGTTTTCTGATGCCATTTGCCTTGCAGTGGCTAAATTCTGTTCACTTTGCCCTAAATCGTAGGCTTCTAGGGCTGCTTTGAATCCATTTCGCCCGTTTTTTAGGTACTCAGTGGTAAATTTGGCCTGTTTTGCGGTAAGTGGCCGGAGAGACTTGTTATCGCTTGCCATACGGACATGATAAGGCAGGTTGGAGCTGGATTGCAAGCGGAATTATTAATTACCTGGGATAATGAGCCTAGCTCTGCGCTCAAGCTCATCGGAGATATGGGCAAGAATATAAAGACTACGGACATATTTCCGGATGGAAGATAGATATTGAGTAGGGATATCA